AAAAAAAACCCCACAAAAGAATAATCTTTCATGGGGTTTATTAGTTTAGAACTGTGATTCAGCTTCTTCTACTACTTCACTCATATCATCAGTAACATCAAAGTCAACGAAGTTATCGTTCTTTGGAGTATACTTAATGAGTTGAGTTACTTGTACAGCGATCAGCATTGTCGATGTTCCTGACTTGGTAACTTTACCGTTGGGAGCTTTGATTTCGTAATCTGATTGATATACGATGATGTTACCCTTAGATCCATTTCCGATGATCTTTGGGTCAATAGGTTGTTTGTTGGCATCAACAACACGAACCTTAGCTGCATCTGTTCCATCTCGTTTCTGAGCTTTCTTCTTCAGATTGATAGAGACTTTCTTTCCTTCTAATTCCTTAATCTTACCGAATTTTGAGAGTTCAGCCATACGCTTTAGTGGCGCTTGAATGCTCATCTCATATTGTTCAGTCCCGAAGGGTGATACAGGTTTATCCAGTTTTAACCAGAATAGATCAACATCTTTGATCATGATGTTGGAGCCAGTGCTTGGTGTAGTCATTTTGAGTGTCCTAGAGTTAAGTTTAATCGGTACCTAATAGGGATATTTCATATCCTATTTTGTACATTAAAGGAATTAATTATGTTTAAAGGTAAGGGTTCTAATCCTGCTTCTTTGGTTAATCTTAAGGTTATTACTCCTGAGATCGCTAAGGATTATCAGGCAAGAGGTGTTGCTTCTCGTTTAGCAAATAAGGTAGCACAAGAGGAATTTAAAGTTTCTGCTAAGGCCTTTCAAGCAATTATGGGTGAACTCCCTCAACTCTCCGCTTTGGATGTTCTACGTATGGCTATGTATACTGCATTACAAAATGATAACTTTGAAGATGCAGCTAGATACGCCAATATGGTAGCTGAGTATGAACAACCTAAGTTACAAAGGATTGATCAGACTAAAACTACCCGTATTGTAGATCTTTCTGACGAAGAGTTGAAGAAGATTATCTTAGAGGAGAATCTTCAAGATATTCCTCCAGTATAATATTTTTCTTTATTATCCTTCTTTATGATATTCTTTTATCAAGTATATCATTAAGAGATATTATTAAAGAACCTTCCCTATTAGGTACCGGCTAAAGTTTCTTTTGGTTCGAACATATCAGTTAGAACGGTAGCTACTGTTGTTTCGAATGAGAAATCTTTGATTTTGTATGCTACGTAGACTTCGTTGGTGTTGTAGTCGGTGATTACATAGCCATTCTTGACTTTTTCTACTGTGATACTTTTGTAGACTTCAGACATGATTACTCCAATAAGTGTGTTTGATAGCAGCAGCTGTGATAGCTGTTCGGCAGATGATACATGGTTTTGCTAGTAGTGGTTCTCCTTTTTGATTTAACCTGATGATTTCTATAGAGTGTGCTTTGGATAGATCAGTACACTTTATGATGGCAGCTATCTCTGCATGAAGATATTTCTTTTCGGGAAGCTTCATAGCTGCAGCATATTTAGCCATCAAGGGATGTGTCTTGGTATAACTATTTTTACCTATACTTAAGACCCTTCCCCTTTTGTCATAAATAAAGGCGGTTAGTTGGTGTATTCCCATATGGTTTTTGGGTTGATTACATAGTCTGACTCGTGATATCTGTCTTTGTTTTCTCCGTTATGGATCAGACCATACGCTATCCCTCCCCAAGCATTAGTGTATTTTACTATCTTTACGCATCTGGGTTCATACTCGTTGATGTCGGAGAGATCGTAGTAACCGTCATTGGACATTACTTTGTTAGCTGTGCGTTCATCTACGGTACTCATAGCGGTTTCCTTGGTTGGTTTATTTGTTTGGTGTGTAGTAGTTTTCCATCTAGGAATGTTTGTTGTATTCCTGTTGTTGGGTTAAATACTACAGTTTCTTTCTTTTTGACTTCCGTTTTGACCCGAGTTATCAGGTCTTTGTAGATGTCTTTTGGGTTGTCTTCTGTCATGTGCATACTGCTTTTATTAGTACGTTTTGATTATTGAATGTTAGTTTTAGGTTTGCATTTTGGGGTTCACAATTAGTAAATAACACAGTGTTATGTGTGTTTGCCGCTTTGATATACTTTATGTATTCATTTGGTTTTATGCGGTATTCACAGTCTTCGTCTATATTGTTGAGGTCTAGTGGGGTTTCGTAGTCTGATATGTCAACCCATTCGTTTTCATGCCCTACAGATACGCCAAGGTATTGTATCTTAATACCTCTCAAGTACGCTATTGCTATCTTTGCATCAATCATGATATTTCCTTTAGTGCTATTTTGAGCCGTTTAATACGCGCCATGTGATAGTCTCTTAGGCTGTGGGCGTAGTCACAACCTGACTCTGCTTTGAGTTTGTTTAGTTCTGCTTCTTCTAGTTCCTCTTGGATTGCGAGTAGTGGTGTTACTTTGTGGAAGTGCTTGGATAGCTCTTTTCGGATGAAGTTTATCATTGTTGCTGGTATATGTTTTGGTATATGTTGCGGGTAGATGTCTTGGGTAGATTATATTCCTTTGGTTTTCCACCCCCTTTTTCCCACTTTTCCCCACAAAATCCCTCGTGAATAGTCATTGTAACTATAATAGGATGACTATTGCGGTATACAATAGTCATTGTAACTATAATAGGATGACTATTGCGGTAGATTTTACCACAATAATCTTCCTTTACTACCTCAGGGATATCATTTGGTCATATACCCCGGAGATTTCCACTGCTGTACCCTCTAGGTCTACCGTGGTACACAGGTTTTCCAGTATTTTCTTGGTAGAACCTACTGCAAATGCTATCATGTTACCCTCTGTGTCGGTACTGTAGATAGTTTCACAGGCAAACTCCATCAGCGCCTCCTCTATCTCCTCGAATGTATCGAGGGAGAATAGTTCTGGTGTCAGTGGTGTCAGTAGTAGGTATTTCATCTTGGTTTCCTCTTGGTTAGTGGTTATGCTGGTACAACCTCATTGAACCAGACTCCTGCGTTGCTCCCAGTATCCCATCCTTGGGTTACTCCGAAGCGAACCTTAGTCCCGATAAGCTTCTTAGCTATACGGTATTGGCTACGGGCATGTTTAATGTCCCGGTTGATACTCATCTTACGGATAACCTGTTTGTTTCCCGCTTCTCCCACAATATACATATACCTGTTAGCCTCATCGGTATATACCACCATCAGAGTATAGACCTCTGAGGTGTAGGTAGCGGTAACTGTGTCACCGATTTGACCCATTTGGTCAGATACCTTCAATGTGAATTGTGCCATAATAGCCTCTTGGTTGGTTGATGATACAAGGAACTTACCCCTTGTTATGGTCTCTCTGTAACCCAGAGAATGGGATATTTTAGATGTCCTTTAGATCCTTCATCAGGACTGTTATCTGCAGTACTGCCAGAGACAATGCCAGCACCAACATCCCAATGTCAAACCCAGTCATTATCCGGGTTTCCTCATATGAATCCAAGGTACACCCCAGAATCATATACCATGATGCTGCTATGCCAGCATGCATTATTACTTTTGTCATAATGGGTTATGACTAAATACTTCAGCAATATCCCAGGAAGCAATTATCTTACCGAGGACAACTTCATCCGCAGTAGGAGAGGGTTGTACTTCTACTTCCGGCGCGCTGTATTCAGCATACCGGGGATGAGATGGGTATATTACCACAGAACCACGGTTCTTTTGGTGATACACACAGGAGTGTGGAGTTGACCTTTCAAACCCAACAACCCCAATCTCACCATCCTCGTTGGTGTGACTCCAAAACCGAACAGAGGTATGGTTGTCTCTGTCAGACAATGACCGGTAAGTACCCCAGTCATCGTACTCACTAACCTTTAGAAGGTCGTGCTGTGTTATTTTAACTAGCATAGCTAGACTCCTACCCCGGAAACGCCGAGGAAGCGAAAGCGTGAAGACGCTCTCGGGAGACCCCTAAGGAGGGTCAACCGGGAGAGACCTATCTGGTCAACACCAGCATTAACAATCTAGAAACTTCCATGTCTGATTCAAAGCAGAATTCACCGTTAACGTCTAACAGGTAACCACACCGATGTGACCACGACACGAGGTGGCCACGCTTAATCAATATGTACAGCAATATAAAGCGCATAACAAACCCCTAAAACAGAGCAAAAACGCTCTCGGAAGGCACCCCAAAGGGGAACCAACCAAGAACGCCCTCCCGAAGGAGGACGACGAGAGGTTACGCAGCAGACACACCGCAGAAGTAGCCAGCCGAACCAGCACGAGGCGCACACACACGACCCGATCGACCCGGCGCTGCCCACAACAAGACATCTACGCCGTCACGCTCAGCGACACGGACAGCATCCACCAAGGCATCGAAAGCCAGACCCGAGAGGCCACCAGCGAGGCACACAAACGGTAGAGCAAAACCCGAGATGTACACCGACAGCTCGCCGAATTTCACAGACCACGAGCGAACAACCGCGACCCGGTCACACGCAGGCCTGAAGCCCGAGGACGGCACGCCAAGGCAGAAGGCGGGAAGACCCCCACCCGAGGCGAGGGGACACACCGCAAGGCGTTCCACATCAGCCGCGACCGCCGCCGCCAACATTCGACCGACCCGAGCCACAACAGCGAGGCGAGCAGGAGGCAAGCCAGACCGACGAGCAGCGACAAAACCCTCCCGAAGGATTGCCAAACGCTCAGCCAAGGCCTCATGAGAGGCGAAGGAGGAAGTCGAGCCATGGCCACGCATCCGCAGCGCCAGCCGCGCACCGACGACAGCAGAAGAAGCCCAGGCGTAGGCAACTGGACGACGAACAGGAGAGCAAGGGCCAACAACAGCCAAGGAAGCCAGAGAGAAAGCAGACATAGAACCCCCAAAAGAAACAGAGACACAGGGCACAACGCCCAACGAGACCAAGAGCCAACCCCAAACGCGAAGCAAGGCAAAGCCAAGCACACAAGGGAGAGCACAAGAGACCACCAGCAGCCAGCCGCCCCGCCCCACCAGCGACGGCCCAAGGAAAGCAAGGGGGTCACCAAAGGAAAAGGGGGTAAGCCAACCAACACCCTGATTCTTTAACACACACCCACGGACATCTCCCACGAAAAATCCCAAAAACTCAAAATAAAAAAATTATTAATATTCCCATAACACCCAAGTTAGTATCCACTAACTTATACCTGATTAGCTGGTACCTAATAGGGATAATATTTTTACGGACACAAATGGAAATAACTAACAAACAAAAACTAGATGCTTTAAGGGAATTAAAGAAGAGAGCTAAGTTAGAGGAATACAAAAGTAATTTTGAATTATTCGCACTAGATCAAATCAAGATATTACCTAAAGACTCAGGTAAAGGGTTTAAATCTTTTGAATTCAATGAAGCACAGAAGATTGTAAATGCTGCGATAGAAGAACAGTTAAGGGATACAGGGAAAGTAAGGGCTATAATTTTAAAAGCTAGGCAGATGGGGTTATCCACATACACCACTGCTAGGGTATTCTGGAAGTCATATTTTAATGCCTACAATAAATCAGTTGTTATGGCACATGATTCAGCGACATCTGATGCGTTATTCACCATGTCAAGGAATACTATTGAGAACATGTCTCCTGACTTTAAACCCAAGTTTAAAAAGTCAAATGCAAAAGAGATCATGTTTGAACACAACGATTCAGGGTACAGGCTATACACTGCTGGAGCACCTGAAGCTGGTAGGGGAACAACGCCTACTATAGCACATTTATCAGAGGTAGCTTTCTGGGTACATGATGAGAAAATTTTAGCTGGATTATTCCAAGGGATATCTCAGGCAGACGGTACCGAAGTTATATTAGAGAGTACTGCTAATGGGGTAGGTAACGAATTTCACAGGTTATGGATGGGGGCTAAGGCGGGAGAGAACGAATATATACCTATATTTGTACCATGGTTTTTGATGGGTGAATACAGTAGGAAAGCACCTGAGGGTTTTGATAGGACTAATGAGGAAGAAGTATTAGTAACTAGGTTTAATTTAAATGATTCACAGCTATACTGGAGGAGACTAAAGATAGCGGAGGGTGGAACAGATAAGTTTAAACAGGAGTATCCTTCTACCTGTGAAGAAGCATTTATAGCCTCAGGATCAAATGTATTCAGTATTGAGAAACTATCAGCACTAATACCTAGGCCAGTGTTAGCCAATAAAGAGTTAAACTTTGAATCTTCCATGATGGAGACTGCCAAAGGTGGTTCTATTGAGATATTCAAGTATCCCTCTTTTGATGCATCATTTGCCATAGGAGCTGATGTTAGTTTAGGGGTAGGGAAAGATTATTCTTCAGCTGTTGTGATCAATAAAGAGAGGGAAGTAGTAGCCGTATACAGGAACAATACTATTGATCCATCCAGATTTGGTGATTTATTATTTTACTTAGGACGATATTATAACAATGCTCTGTTAGCAGTTGAATCAAACTCAATGGGGAT